AGTTTAAACTACCTTATGTTAGAATATTGTGTACTCTGAATATTCTGTAGTACTGGTTTGTTTTCGCTGTTGCAAGACCATCTGCTGGTGTTGAACCTACGAATGGGTTTGAAGCCATACCGTAACGAGTTTTAAAACCAATTTTTGGTTGGAATGTATCTTCCCCAACTGCACGTACCATAGTTAGCGGTACGTATGGACAATAGAATAGACCTGCGTCATAAGGGTTAGTACCTTTATAACCAACGTTAACATAGTCAGTTGTTGCATATGGGTCAATGTATACTTTTGTACGTCCGTTTAGAACACCTGCAAAAGTATTTCCTGTGTCGTCCACATTTAAGTTGGTTGAGAGAGCTGGTGTGTAGTCCAACATACCTGCAGCTGCAAGAGCAGAAGCAACATCAGAAGAGGCTACGATAAAGTTACCTTTACCTCTACGTGTTTCTTTTGCAATTACGTTTGCTTCTCTTTCGATCTGTAGAATCAGACCTTTGAACTTCTCAACTGACCAACGACCATCTGCATCAGAGCTTAGATCGAAGACACCTTTGATTGCTACGTTACTTTGTAGACAACCTGTTTTAGCTTGTGAGTTCATTGTACGAATTACTTCGCGGTTGATTTCAGCCATGATCTCGGTTGACAAGATATTTGCCAACTCTGTCTCAGCATCAAGACCATGAATTGCTTTCAAGTCTTGTGCTAGTTCTAGGCTGTACTCAGCTTTCAACGCACGTGACTTTGCAGTCACAGTTGATTTCTCAATGGTGAAACCCATTGAAGCAAAAGCAGTTGAACCAGATGATCCTAATGCTTCAGCTGAGTCTGTTGTCATACCACGGCCTGTGTTGTTTTCAGCTGTAATACGATCGTCGTCAATTGTTGGACCTTCGAAACCACCAGCTGAGTCAATTCCTGACATACCTGATGGACCGTTAGAACCGTTTGCACCTGCTACTTGTGTACCAGAATGTGTAGTGTCAGCTTCGTTGAAGAGAGCTTCGGCTGTACCTGTTGTACCAGCACCTAAGCGTGACTTCATTGCGAAGATCAAACCTGTTGGACCAGTCATTGGCTGAACGCCGCAGATGTCATAAGCCATTAGGTTTGGCATTGAACGTCGAACTAGTGAGATCAATACTGGATCCCATGTTCCGATAGAACCTGTGTTCGCGTTTGATGGTGCAGCCTCTGTCAAGAAGCCATTTTGCTGAGCTCGCTCTTCTGCAAGAGCTTTCTCTTGGTTTTCTAGAATTGCAGCGGTCACTGCTTTTCTGTGATGATCTTTGATTTCTCCGGCAGACTCTTCATTAAGAACTGGAGCCCACTTTTCAATCAACTTATCATATGATTGGTTTTGTTCCATGGATTTCCCCGTTTATACTTTATTGGATTTCTTGATAGCGGCTAGATATTGAGCCATTGAACCAGATACTTCTGCTGATGCTTCTGTATCTTCGTCTAACTCTTCAACTTCCGCTGATGATGTTGATGCTTTTGCAAAGTAAGATTCTTTGATTGTTTTCACTTTTTCTGTAAAAGTTTCCTCATTCACAAAGTCTACTTCATCTGCAAGTTTGGTTAGTTTCTCTACTTGAGTCTCTGCAAGATCTTTTGAGTGCTCACGAATGATTGCGGCACGCTTCATCACTTCCAGTTCTTCGGAAACTGAGATAGCTTGTCCAGTAGTTTGATTTAGTTTTTCTTCTAACTCTTCTACTTGGGCTGCTAAATCGTCAACTAAGTCTATTTTACTTTCAGGTACTTCAATGTATGACTCAGTGAACACATCTTTCAATTTGTTCATAAAGCCTTCTGCAATCTCGGTACGTAGACCTGTTTGGATTGCTACTTTGTTTTCTTCCATCCAGTTTTCAACAACATAGTTGAGGTAGCTGTCAACCTTCTCTACGAGGTCAGCTTTAGTAGCTGCTACTTCCTCTTCGAGTTCAGTTTTATAGTTTTCTTCCAGACGATTAATTTCTTCTGCAAGTTTGGTCTTTACTGCTGTTTCAAAAATAACAGATGTCTTAGCTTTGAACTCATCGCTCAATGTTGCTTCATTTTCCACTAATGCATTTAAGTCACTTTCGAAGTCGTAATCAGATTCAATGATCTCTACTTCTCCTTCAGCAGCTTGTGCTTCAGCTTCTTCAGCCATCAGTGAAGAATATACTTTTGACATTTCTTCTTTTGATAGACTGTTCATTTTAGTGAACGCAGCATTGATCATGCCAGCTTTTGTTTTTGGCATTGGATCTTGCTTAGTGTTATTTTTGGCAGTCCCCATGTTTGGCAGTTTGGCTGTTTTACCAGCTTTCTCCGCACTCTTTACAGATGCAACAGATTGTGCCTCTGCATTCTTAGGATCGTGAGCTTCCTCGATTTCATTCTCGTTGAGCTCTACATCCTGGTCTTCAATTTGTTCTTGATCAGCCATGTTTGACTCCCTAATTAGATTTTAATAACGAGAGGAAATTTTTAAACTCACGTACCTGAGTCTCATAAAGACCAGTTCGTGGAGCCTTCTTAATTTCTGTCTCCATTTTTTCAATTTCTCGAGCTTCAATGATTCCGTTATTCCAAACCCACTCTACACCTTCCATAATCCCATTAACAAAAGCTCCGGGAGCAGATGGATCTTGCACGATATCGACCGTGTTAAGAATAAAGTCGTCTTTGACGACCATTGCGTTACCTTGTTGCGCGAGGCTACCCATACCACGAGTTGAGACACCTAATTGTACACCACCATCAAGAAGACCTTTTACAATCTTACCATTAGGAGTATCCAAAATTTGTGCTCTACCCACCACATCATTACCTTCCATCTTTAGGTCAGTAATTAGGTGGGATACCTTATCTAAGTTAACTGTAGGTCCTTCTGGATGATTCAATTCTCCTACAGCTCTCTTAGTTTTTACTTGTTCCGTAACATATTTGTCAACAGCCTTCTCCATGATGGCTTTTGGATATATTCTACCGTTACGGTTCTTTGCTTCAGACTGAGCGAACACACCAGCTATGAGATAGTTCTTACCACCATCTCCTGTTGCTTCTACAAAGCATTCAACATCTGTTTCTGTGTATTCAGCTATTAGCTTCATGCTCAACCTTTATACTGTTTTACAAACTCTTTTGCCATCTTTTCAGCTTCACGCTGAGATCGATATGCATCGAGTCTGTCGTTGTCTATGTAAACAACAAATCTATTCATTTCTTTTGTAATCTTAACTGGTATACGATCTATCTTCTTATTAAAGATAACATCGCCGGTTGGTTTCCGACCAGCTAATTCTCTTAATTGAAC